TCGGCCTGCCCTTGCCGATTACAAATAACGGAGGCGATACCGTGGCCAAAAAGCCAAAAAGAAGGGTAAGAAGAAAGGTGTCGGTAAACGCAAAAAGTATGGGACCGGGCATAAGTAGCCCGGATTTTTTATGAGGAGCGAAATAAGTGTTTTTGCCCAGCATTAGAATACCTGTTTACCCTGACAGGATAGCAGCGATTAATTGGAACCCGCATTCTCCACATACTGCGAAAACAAGGATTGATTACATAGAAATAGAGAGGTGTTCTCAATTTTTGGTGGCCATATACTGCGACATTGAACGGCAAATAAACATTATTGAAGAGCATGGCCTTGTGCCCAAACATATTATCTTGAGCTTAATTTGCTACGAGCAGATGATGATTGATGCTGCTACCAACGAGCAAAACGTTAATTTTGTTGATAAATTTCAAGGCATTGATATTGTTGTCCGGCCTGGAAATGAATACGAAGTAACCGTGGTTTGCAGCAACCAAGATGAAATAATCCATGCTAAAAGATTAAAGAAATTAAGGGATAGCAAGGAGGCTAAATAATGCCTGAGAAATGCCAGATCATCAAGACCAACGTATTCGCGTCGTGCGAGACTTATAACTGCCTCAAGCGCATAGCCTGGGCCATCGGCAGGCCGGACGGACCGGCGCAACTGCGCAATTATTATTGCGATGACTGTATGCGGGACATTATCGCCAGTGCGCCAGAGGAGTTGAGGCCGGAGCCCTTATACCCGGAGTGGCACGATGGACCTATGTTCCACGAGCCTACGCCTGAGACGGAACCAATCCCCGAGCCCCCCAAGTCCTACCCCTGCAAGTACTGCGGGGAGGAGTTTGATTCACCTACCAAGATTGGTAGCCATACCAGGTACTGCGAAGCCCGGAAGGAGGCAATGGCAAATGGTGAGACCTAAAAAGCCAAAACATCCCCTGGCGGTGGCCCTGGCAGATGTGGGCAAGCCCAAAGTGCATACCCTGCCAAAGCCGAAGGAATCCAAGGAGTTAAAGGCTAGCGCAAGCAGCTACTACTATCCTCCATCGTTGCGGCTGGACAAAAGAGACTTCCCGGGCGTAGATGGTTTCACCGCCGGGAATACGGTGAACCTGGCAATTACCTGCAAGGTCGATTCTGTATCTACGAGCGACAATGGCCAGGAAAAGGATTGTACTGCCTATCTCGAAGTGACGCAGATCAGCGACATAACCCCAAGGAAGGGGGCTTGAGCGAGATGATCAGCGCATGGTGGCTATTAGCTTTAACCTTGCTTTTTTTGGTCATGATGGAGTACCGCGAATACGAATGGCGCCTTGAGCGCAAGGACTTATATAACCGCATCATGGCAGGCGGACTTAATGAATACCGGAACGAAGTAAAAGAAAAGCCTCCCCCGAGAGGCGGGAACATGGTCAGGGCTGGACTTGAGAAAGCCCAGAGCTACCAGATGAAGATGCTAGGTGGTGATGGTTAGTGCCAATGCCTTTTAATCTCAACAGCGTCCTGGACATCATCCGGGGCAGGCCCGGAGCGGGAGCGGAGAGAAATGCCCATGCCGGCATGATTGACCAGCAGGGAATGCCGGGTAAGCCTCCTGTAGACGAGGGCGAGGTTATAGCCCTCGTGAACAACGAGTTTTCCCGCCGACAGAAAGAGCGTCTTCCGTTCGAAAACCAATGGAAGATCAATATTAACTTTCTTGAGGGCAACCAGTATATCGACATTAACCCGGTATCCCAGGCGCTCGAAGAAATCCCCAAGGTTTACGAGTGGCAGGAGCGGGAAGTTTTCAACCTCATGGCACCGAATATTGAAACCAGGCTCTCCAGGCTCTCCAGGATGCGGCCTATCTTGAAGGTGCGCCCTGGCAGCAATGACCCAGAGGACACCAGAGCCACCAAGGTGAGTAATCATCTGTTAAGCAATACCTATTACGACAAAAAGATGCAAGCAAAACAGGCTGATGCCAATGCCTGGATGGAGTCTTGCGGCACGGTCCTGAAAAAGCACACATGGAACCCGGAGTTAGGTCGCAGGATAGGCGCTGACCCCAACATAGTAGATATGCAGGGAAATCCATTACCCCAGGACATGAGGGAAGGCGACCTCGAAGTCATAATCTGCCCGCCCCAGGAGATTTACCCAGATTCCTGTTATCACCAAGAGGTCGAGCAATGCCGTAGCATCATCCATTCCAAGGCGTTCCACCGGGATGAGGTGGAGCGCATCTGGGGCAAAGAGGTACAGCCTGAGCAGGTAGCGGTCATGCAGATGCAAAGAGCCATGGTCGGCACCGGCGGCCTGGGCTACAACGCCATGACCCACAATTATACCACCGTCACAATGACCGATTATGTGCTGGTCAAAGAATACTGGGAAATGCCGACAAAGGACCACCCCGAGGGCAGGCTGATTATAGTCTCCAACGGGGTTTTGCTTTATTATTCTGACCACCTTCCATACCTGATAGGGGAAGATGCGGTTCCGGCACTGCCATTTACCAAGCAGGTTTGCATCCAGCGCCCTGGCTGCTTCTGGGGTAAGAGCGTAGCCGAGCGCATGGTACCCCTGCAGCGCAGGTACAATGCGGTAAGGAATCGCAAAGCTGAGTTTTTGAACCGCGTTTCGATCGGGCAATGGACAGTAGAACAGGGAACGGTGGACATCGACTACATGGAAGAGAACGCCGGCAGCCCGGGAGCCATCATAGAGCACATTAGAGGTTCTAATCCTCCCAGGCCTGTGCAGCAAGGCTCACTGCCGCATGAGTTCGAGACCGAGGTCCCCCTGATTTTGCAGGAATTATCTATTGTTTCCGGAGTATCGGAGCTATCCCGGCAATCCAACGCCCCAACCGGAGTAAAATCCGGCGTGGCCATGCAGCTAGCCCTGGATCAGGACGATACCAGGTTGGCGACCACTTCTGCAAACATAGGCGTTGCACTGGTGGAGGACGGTAAAATCTGGCTTCGGCTGTATAAACAGTTTGCCAAAGGACCGAGAATAGCCAGAAATGTTGGCAAAAACAACGTGGTCGAGGTCCATGACTGGACCGCGGCTGACATTAAGTCTGACGACGTGATTATCGAACCGTACAGCGCCATGGCCGAGAGTCCGGCACAGCGCCGGCAGATGGTGTTCGACCTGATTGAGAGCGGAATTCTCAGCGAAGGTGCTTTCAGCAAGGAAATGCGCGCCAAGGTGCTGGAAATGATCGATATGGGCAACTGGGAGGCTGCTAACGAGGCCGACGATGTTCACATTTCCAAAGCCGAGCGCGAAAACCTGGCCATGAAGACCGGCCAAATGACCATCCCAGCTCAGTATGACGACCATATGCTGCATATCCACTATCATAACCTGCTCAGGCTGTCGGTCGAGTTTGAACAGATCGTAGCGGCGAACCCGATCATAGAGGAGATGTTCAACGACCACGACCAAATTCACTTACTGTATCTGCAGGAACTGGCCATGCAGCAGGCAGCGGCGATGCAGCCATTGCAGCAACCGCCACAAACAGCTTAATAACTAAGCACTTTTACTGACGTAGCCTTATCGGCGATAACCCCGGATTACGGGGCCGCATGATGGGGCTATTTGCATTTTAGGAGGTATTTATATGTTTTTAAGAGCCGACAACCTTAGGTTTGGAATGAATCTACAACTCTTTGCGGAAGATGTGGGTCCAGTCGCCGGAGGCGACAATACTGCTCAGGCAGAGCCAGGTCCGGCATCAGACACCACTCCAGCCCCATCTGCTCCGAGCCAGCCCCAGAGCCTGGCGGAATTCTTCCAAAGCCGTATGGCCGGCGAACCGCCACAGACGAACGAGCCGCCTGCACAAGCAGATAACGGCGAACCAGAACCACCGGCACCCGATGCTGCCAAACCGGAGCCCCCCGAACCCCGGGTTGATATCCCGGACAAGTTCAAGAACCCTGATGGCAGCCCGAATTTAGAGGCCCTGGTGCAGAGCTACCGGGAAATGGAGTCTGTTTACACCAGGTCAAACCAGGTTGAGCAGTTTGCCAAACTGCAACAGATGGTTATTAATCTGCAGCAACAAATTGCCAGACAGGGCCAACAGCAGCAAGTCCAAACACAGGCGGTGACCGCCCCGCAAGCACCCCAGCCGACCAAAGAGGAACTCGATGCCCAGGCCAAGGCTGAAGTGGATAAGTTCTGGGAGGATTACAGCGAAGATCCCAGGACGGCGATCACCAAGCTGGTCCAGAATACCGTGAAAAATGCGGTGAAAAGCGAGGTCGAACCTTCGGTTTCCCAGTTGGCCCAAAAGGTGGAACCGATCATCCAAAACGCCGAGTATCAGACCCGTGTGGAAGAGTACCATGCGCAGGTTATGGAGGCCAAGAAGGATAGGCCGGACTTCGATGAGATGCTTCCGGAGATGCGGAAGGTCATTGACGAGTTTGGAGATGTCCTCAAAAGCCGACCCGATGCGGTGGTTATGGCCTATAACCTGGCCAAGGCCAGGCAGGCAGAGAGCCAGCAACCGGCTCCCACCGCACCTGAACCGGCAAAGCCGCCTACGGTCGAAGAGATGCTGAATGATCAGGAAATGGTCGCCAAACTCGTCCAAAACCCGGCGCTGAAGAACCTGATCTTAACGCAGCACATGCAGGAAATCAAAAATAATCCTGCTCCGCCTGTGATAGGGGCTAACGGCGGGGGAATCCCGCCCAGCACGCAACCCGTTGACCTAAAAGACATCAAATCAGCTAAAGAGGCGCTCAAGGCCAAGTATGCAGGAATGAACTTGCTGTAACTTTCCCTTGTTGACGGCCTCTTTAATCATTTTAAGGAGGTAAGACCACAATGGCAGACAATGTATCTACCATCGCCATGATGAGCGATGCGTTCAAAAACTTCTTCCTTCCCGGTCTCCGGGAACAGATGGATTATGGCGCAAGCGCATTCCTGGCTCAGTTAGAAAGAAACACTGAAAACGTCGTAGGTAAGGATATTCGCATTACCATGGCTTACGGAAGAACTGGTGGTATCGGGGCCATAAATGAGACTGCATCCTTCCCGACCGCTAACCCCCGTAAATTCAAGCAGGCCACATGGGAAACCAAGGACCTGGCCGCAGTATTCCAGATCACCGATAAGGCGATCGAGGCTTCCAAATCCAGCGTGGGCGCTTTCGCTAACATGCTGGAACGGCAGTTCGAGGACTGCGAAACCGATGCCAAAATATATATCGGACGGTCTGTGTTAGGGGACGGCACTGGCAAACTGGGCATTATTCATTCGGCCACCTGGGCCGCAGGCGACAGCTCCCTTACATTCGAAATGACTGCGGATTACCCAATGGTTTACCTGTCTGAGGGCATGGTAGTAGATATTATCGACAAATCGGCTACTCCGGATGCCGCGCTGTCTGGCGGAAGTGCTCTGGAAATTGTCGCGGTTGACGATGATGCAAGGACCGTTAAGGTTGTAGGGCTCCTTACTGACCTGACCGATATTAGCGCCACTGTCCAGTCGGACAATGATTATCTGGTAGCTCAGGGCAGCCTGGATAGAGAACTGACCGGACTTGCGGCAGTATTTGACAATACCGCCTCCATTTACGGCTTATCCCGCACGACCTATCCTTGGCTTAAGGCTCAGGTCAATACCAGCGTGGGCGAGATCAACGACATGGCCATTCAGAAGCTGATTGACAATGCCGAAACCAGAAGCGGCAGCAAGATCAACTTCATGCAATGCTCCTTAGGAGTGGGCCGGGCCTATGTCAACTACAAGGCGGCTCTGCGTCAGACTGTTAATAGCCTGGATATCAAGGGCGGCTATGAGGGCATGGCATATGTCAATGGCGGGAAGAAGATTCCGATTGTAAGCGACAAGTATATGCCGACCGGAACCCTGGACGGTCTGGACACCAAAGACTTCGGCCTGTACGCTATGAACGACTGGAATTGGCGCGATCAGGGCGGCGGAGTACTGACCAAGGTGGCCGGGAAGCCCGCCTGGGGTGCTGAACTTATTCGCTTCTGCGACGTGGGCTGCCAGCGCATCAGGGGCCAGTTCCGGGCTTCAGGCATCACCGAAAGTTAATCTGCGGGGGCGTCATGCCCCCTTTTTAAATCCACAGAAAGGACGGTGAAACCACTTGGCTGCAAGTGTAGCAATTAAACAGAGGACCAAGTTCGCCGGGCTGTTTGCGGTTATTGCAGACGTCACCCTGGACGATTCGTACCCGACCGGTGGCGAGGCATTGATCCCCAACCAGTTCGGATTGAACAACTTTCAGTTTGTTCTTCCGGCTCCGGCAGCGGGATACTCTTTCGAGTTCGACCATGCCAACAAGAAGTTAAAAGCCTATGTCCCGGTAAATGCCGTTGCAGGGGATGGCGCTGCAGATGCAAACAATACACTGATGAAAAGCGCAACCGGCACAGTAGAGGTAGCAGGAACCGGCACAGCGTTCCAGGTACCGGCTGCAGAAGCAGCAGACAAAACTGACTTGGAAGATGTTGTTGTGCGCGTTTTAGCGATAGGATACTAATGACACGGAGGGACCTATGTCCCTCCTTTGCTTTTATGCATTTGAAAATAAAGGAGGAAACTACATTGGCCGACATATCCATTCCTATTGACGCAAAAGGCAACAAGGCGAAGTACATCGACAATGAAGACGGGACGTACAGCCAGGCTGTCTTGATGCCGACAGGCACCGTGCAAAACGCATTTGCCATCGCGCCTTCTGACGATGATGACCTGCCCAACCCCGCCACCGCCATTTATGTCGGAGTTGAAGGCGATGTTAAGGTGGATTTGGTCGGAACCGGCACGGGCATCGTATTCAAGGCTATGCCCGTGGGGTTCTATCCTATGCATGCTACTAAAATCTATGCTACCGACACAACCGCGACCGATATTGTTGGGGTGTATTGATATGCTGATAATCGCTAATGCTCTAACTTTGCAGGCGGCCCACCCTAAAAAGAGACATGTCTTCAACATTATGGACTACGGAGCGGTCGGCGATGGCGTGACGGATGATACGGCAGCAATCCAGGCGGCTATTAACGCTGCTAATACAAAATTAGGAGGGACAGTATATTTCCCCTCCGCCACTTATTTGACTGGGCCTTTGTCCTGTAAACCGAGTGTCAACTTTAATGGCAAAAACGCTACCTTGATAGCTACTGCGGCAGTCACTTCCGAACATGCCGTTATAGAACTTTTCGGAAGCGTTACGCCGACCAGCACCACGCTACAAACGAGCTCCCTAGTTGGGGATACAGTTTTCAGTGTAACTTCTGCGGCTGGGTTTGTGGCAGGAGACTATGTAGTAATCAGGGACAATAATTATAAATTTAACACCGAAGGCCGAAACCAGGAGCTACGACAGATACAGACTATTGATGGAAATTATATTACCATCGACAAACCCGCCATAGGGTTTTACGCAACCGCTTCTGCCGCCGAGATTGCGAAGATAAACCCGGCCCGTAATATTCTTGTAGATGGAATAAAAATACAAATAGGGACAGGCATTGAAGGGGCTGGAATCCGGGGCGAATACGCCTACAATTGCAAGATTAAAAATTGCGAGGTATCTGGAGCGGATTACACCGGGAGTATTGCGTTTGGCAGCAGTGCCTATGTGACCGTTGACGGCAACACGGCTAAGGATGGTCAAAATATTGACCTCGGATCGGGCGGACGGGGCTATGGCTTGCATTTTTATGAGTCATGCCATAACTGCGTTGCTCAAAACAATTACACTTATAATATACGAGAAAACCTAATAAATACCGGTAGTCGCTACTGCTCATTTATCAGTAATGAAGACGAAAACTGCTACGATGATAGTTTTAACACTCATGGAACTGGAAATGAGCACATACTTATTGCCAATAATATTTCAAGGGATTCCAGGGGGGCAGGAATTTTAGTCGGTTATGACAGTTGCGAGGCTCCCGATAAATATGTAACCGTACAGGGGAATAAAATTTACAACTGTGCGGGTTACAACATCATATGCTCCTGCCCAGATGGGCAGGAGCATAATCACATTGAGGTCTTGGGCAATGAAATAATAGAACCTGCTTATAGTGGAGATTACCTCGTAATTTTACACAACACGACAAATCTTAAATTTAACACCAATATCATCAGGGACGGCGCCAACAACTACAGGGCCATTGACCTATATAACTGTGATGCTGTCGAGGTTTGCTATAACGATATAAGCGATATTGCCCAGGAAGAAGGACTAGTGTTCGAGAATTGCAACACGATATTAATAGACCATAACAATTTCAGCAACATTACCGGCTACAATATATGGGCAAAAACTGGCAATACAAGCGTAACAATCAGTTACAACACTTGCGATGATGCAGATGTTGCCTTGCAAGGTGACGAAACAGTTATAGGTAATTCCTGGCAGACATAAGCCGGTCAGATATGGGCCGGTTTTTTATTGGGAGGGATATAGAATGAACAACCAACGATACAACGAAATCACCGACAGGATTCGAGGGAAGCCTTTTTTATTGCTCATTGAAACCAGTGCTACGAGCATCCCCGAGCGGCTGCATGAATACGACCCCAACATGTTTATCTGCTTCAATTCGCTGTTGCAGGAGTACGAGGTACATAGCCTGAGAAACCGGGAAGGCGATACGTTTGCCCTGTCTATCCCGTATTCCGTGTTGGACACCCGCCTGCTGGACCTGGTGGCCAAGCGTGACCAGAACAGGCGGTCATTAAAGGCAATCCTACGCGAGATTGAACGGCACAACGAAGCTATAGACAAGGCCAAAGATAGGCGCAGGAAGGACGAACTGCATATGATCGCCAAAGACTCCGCAAATCTCCTGTTTAAGAAGCATTATGCCATGTCGCCGGATATTCCGTGGAAAGTGGGTGAGCGCAATGTCCATGACGCTGGGTGAGCTGAAAGCCGAAGTAATGAGCGCCGTCGGAGCGGATTATACTGCGGATATCGTCAGATATCTCAACAAGGGCCTGCTCGAACTGTCGGAGCTGTCCCAGATTATAACCAGGACTGAGATTGGAACCGTGAATGGCATATTCGCCCTGCCAAGCGACTGCCTCATAATCAAGGACATTCTGTACAAGGGCATTTATCTGTCCCGGTACGACAAGACCGATTTCCCGGACAAATTGGCGGGCACCCCCCTGTATTGGCAACGGGACGGGGACAACATCGAACTTTATCCTGTTCCGGAAGGCATGGTTGCCGTCACGTTGGTTTATGCCAAACGGGAAGCCGTTATGGAGGCGGAAGATGATGCCCATACCCTGGAACATGCGGATGAGTTTTTGATTGCCTTCGCCAAGTGGAAAGTGTTGATCGACACCAAAGGCGTATCTGACGAAGCCCTGTACTGGCGGCAGGAATCGGAAGCCGAGAAAGAAAAGTGGAGAAAACTGAACCTTGCGCAGCACCATAGGCCGCGCAAGGTCAGAGTAGGCAGGTGGGGATAAAATGCTGTGGACAGAGATTATATCGCTTGTCGAAAAGCAGTCTGACGAGGTTTACGATATGGCAGACTGGGTGGAATTGATTAATCAGGCCCAGGACGAATTGACGCCATATGCCAAGATGGCAACCGAGTTGACCGGCATCAGCGTAACTGTAACCGGCGGTAAAGCAGAGATCGTAATTGCAGACGATACAGACTTAGCAACCGCACACCGGATACTGAGTGTCTATTACACCCCTGCAACAGAGGGCGGCAAGGAGGTGCAACTGCGAAGGCTGCAGAGCTTCAATCTATCCTCAAAAGGCTGGAAAATGGACAGTGCCAAGATATATCTGCAGGGTTTGGGCTTAGAACCTGCCGGCACCATCCGGATAGAGTTTTACAATAAACTGGCCCATACGGCATATGACGAAGGCCCGCCTGAATCATTTGCCCCGGACGGCCCAGAAATCCCGGAAGAATTTCATCCCATATACGTTTCTTTTCTCTGCATGAAATGTCAGCAGAGAGAGGAGGAGCCCGAAGATAAGGCCGACTTCGAGAAGGAATACAACGAGGCCAAACAAGCCTTTGCGGTGGCCCGGATAGCCCATATGGAGCCATGGAGCCTTAAATACCTGCAGCAGAGCAATCCGGTTTAAGGGAGGTGGAAGAATGTCCGCTAAGGTTGACTTTCAGGTAAAAGACTTCTCTGCCGGAATGATTGATAAGGTTGACGACAACATTTTACCGCAAAACGCAGCCCAAGATTGCTGCAATGTCATAAGTCGCATTATCGGCATACTTGATAAGCGGGCAGGGCAGGCACGATTAAACACAACAGCAATAGGAGGCCCCCCACACGGGTTATATGCATATTACAACCATGAAGAGGTGAAAAAAATTATGGTTGTAGGCGGAACCAAACTATATGTTTGGAACCCTACAACATTAGTATTTGACGAGCTTAGAAGCGGACTTAACGCTACAGCTACAATGATATTCGAAACCTGCGCCAACTATGTTGTGGGCATGAATGGCGTTGATGCGCCGTTTAAATGGAGCGGTACCGGGGAAACGTCTGTCCTGGCCAACGCCCCCGCTACCGGGAGATTCCCGGTTTTATACAAAGAAAAGTTGTTTTGCGTTCCCGGAGACAATTTATCACAAATATGGTGGTCTGAATCGTTCGCCCCAGAAGAGTGGCCAGCCATCAACTACTGGGGCGTAAAAGACGGCGATGGAGATGAAATCAGATGCCTGAAGGCATTTCAAGGCGATCTGGTTATCTTTAAAAACAGGTCTACTCATCTATTTCGTGGCACGTCGCTGGAAGATTTCAGGCTGGAATCTATGGATGCCCAGATAGGTTGTGTCGGCCCATTGGCTGCTGCGCCTTTAGGAAACAGACTGTATTTCGTGTCACGGGACGGTCTCTTTTATTTCAACGGCCTTAGCAACATATCCATAAGCGCCAACAGCATCCCCAGGCTTTGGCAGAATGTTGACAAAGACAATCTGGATAAGGCCTGCGTTGGGACATGGAATGATATGGTTTGGTTTTCACTTCCCCTGAAGCAGGGCTCAGGGGCCCAGGAAAGCAATAATTTCGTCATACTCTATGATCCTGTCAGCGGTGGATCCTTCTGGCCAACTTCAGGTATCAATGCCAGCTGTTTTCAAGCATTTGATGATGGTTCTTACTATGCTTTCTATTCAGGCGATTCTTTATCTGGATATGTAAATCAGCAGGACGTTGGAACCGATGATTTTGGAAGCCCCATATCAGCTTACTGGATCGGCAACAGTTTTGATGTTGGAGTGGCGGGCCATCTTAAAAAAGCTAAAAAGGCTTTCATAGAAGATTATCCAGACCAGGAAGTGCCAGCCACATTAAAAATCAGTCTGGATTATGGAGAATTTCTTCCCTGGACGCATAAGCGGGACGATGGAATGGTAAGAGAATATCGCGCCCCGGCACAGCACCGGGTACGATGGCGGTATATGGCCCCGATGTTTAGCCATGATTCTTCAGGCGGCTGCCAGATCAGGGGATTAACCATACCATGCAAAGTCAAGGAAAAGCCTAAGGGCAGAACCCTGTAGAAAGGAGGCTTGAATTTTGGCCAGAGAACAAGATATTATCCATCTGTTTAAAAATCTTGATGTAAAAGACCCTGAAATGCTGCAGATTGCTTTGGCCAAGAATTTCGCTGAGATAGAAAACCGGTTAGGAATAGTCCAGATGTGCCTAAAGCAAATCTCTGGCGGTTCGGTAACCGATGTAACAGCAAAACTACAGCAGAGTTTTGCCGATACGGCTGCGGCGCTGATAGCTGCTTCCCAAGCCTTAGAAACGGCTGACGGCAATATCCAAGGATTCTTTCAGGATGACACTCCCTCTGAGGGCATGAATTTTGGAGACATATGGATAGACACAGACGGCCATTCTCCACTTACGACAGAAGATATTTATCGCTATGAAGATGAAGAAGGGGGCTCAGCAGGAGAATTATCCTGGGCTTCTGCGCCAACAAGCGCTGTAGGCATTGTATATCTCGAAGCTTATAATGCTCAACTAACAGCAGGGAAGAAGATCACTACCTTCTATCAATCTGATATTCCTGTTGCGGAGTCCAAAGGCGATTTATGGGTGGACATTGATGACAACAACAAGACCTACCGGGCTGCTGCTGCTGGAGCAGATACTATCATACCAGGAGAGTGGGAGCCAATACGCGATTTGGGAGTAACAAGGTCTGCTGCTACTTATGTAATATCTGACGGATCAACCACCAATGTATCCAGGCATGCCGACTACATAATACCGTCCGGCAGCACATCTGCTCAAAAGACTATACAAAAGGCTATAGATGCACTGCCTGCAGACGGCGGAAAGATACTGTTTCTTGAGGGCACATATATTGTCGATGGCCCCATAAATCTGCGTGATCACGTGGTGCTGGAAGGTCAAGGGCAGAATACTATTTTAAAACTTAAGGATAATTGTGCATACGCCACGCCATCTTTTACACGAAATAGTATTGCTTTTGGAAGCAATGGCGAAGATTATGGCAGCGGCTTGCCTAGATATAAAAAGGCCAAATTCGGCAAGGGAATCCTGATCGAGGAGGCCACCGCCAACCTGCTCACCGCTAATCAGAGCAGCGTTGAGACGGATACGACAGGGTTATCTACCCTAGAGATAACAACAATATCGAGGGTTACAACGGAATATTGGCATGGCAGCGCAAGCTTAAAAGTGGTAACCAGTGGCACGAGCCCATCGGGGAGCGAGGGTATGAATACGCAGAGCGTAGTGGTATCGCCTGGTGTGGCTTACACGGCTTCGGTTTACGTTAAAGGGACTGGCACCGTACGTATTAATCTCAACGAGCGAACCAGTGCAGACGCTTGGGCTAAAGATAATTTTGGCCCAATAATTACGCTTACCGACTCATGGCAAAGACTTACCATATCGGCCACTATGGAGTCTACTACTGCACGAGCTTCTGTTCGTGTTGTAACTTCTGACCGTACGCAGGCAGCTACGTTCTATGTCGATGGTCTACAGATTGAGAAAAAAGCCTATGCGACATCTTGGCAGCTCGGGGGAACGCCACGCTCCGCTGAGGTTTTGACCATTCCTGCGACGGACATTTTCAACAAGGGCAATTGGACGATGGAGGTTATTTATACTCCTACAATAGAACCCGCAAATGGATTGTATAAAACATTTTTAGACATAACCATTGATTCAAATAATTTTTACAGGTTAGCTTGCGATCCATCGGGGAGATTGGCCTTTCATCAACGCACCAATGGGGTAACTGTCATTGCACAAGGCCAATCTGTTTTAACCAAGGGAGCACCATACAAGGTAGCGGCAACAGGTGATGGAAGCGTGATAAATCTATATGTCAATGGAGTTCTAGAAGGCAGCACTGCCTACACCGAACCATCAGGCACACCTTCTATCATAGGAATAGGGGCAGTATCTTTGGGTGTTCAAACATGCAATGGCATCATTGACGACCTGCGCATTTCCAATCGGGTGCGGACACTAGAAGAACATCAAGAATATGTTTCCTCAAATAAGCCTCACGTATATGATGACGCTACTACATTAATCCTGAATTTTGATAATAATATCGGCCAATTTAACGGCATTATCCAGAATGAAGACGTTACTGATGGCAATGACTATATTTCAATACTATCTTTAGAGATTGATGGTAATAAAAATAACAATCCCTCATGCAGTGTAGATAATATTCACATGTTCAGAACTTATGGTGGAATCATCGCTTACTGCGATATAACAGATTCTTGTTATCATGGTATTTTCATTACTAAAAATTCAGACAAGTTTCAGATATTAAATAATCATGTATTAAGATCAAACCGACACGGCATCTATACTCAAGGATGCAGCGATAACATCATATCTGGCAATATATCAGAACAAAATGTTATAACCGGCATCATCTTATATGACTATGTAGCTGAAAATATAGTGTGTGACGAAAACTCGGTTACAGGTAATATATGTAGCCGTAATGGCGGGAGCGGTCTGGTTGTCCATAATGGCAGAAACAATATAATCAGCAACAACACTTGCTACGCCAATGATGAAAGCGGTATTCGATCAAGCGGTACCGACCATACTAGTATTTGCAGTAACACTTGCAAGGCAAATGCAATGCACGGGATGTACCTGTCTTCCTCTGAAGATTCTATTGTCAGCAGCAATTCCTGTATTAGCAATTCTCAGGAACAATCCGGCATGTATTGCGGTATATATTTGTCATCGTCCAGTTATAACAACGTACAGGGCAATCTGATTAGAGGATCCATTCACAAATATGGCATAGATGTACATGATTCGGGATGCGTGGGAAACATTGTAACCAACAATGATCTTAGGGATTCTGGATCTACAGGGAAGATAAATGACGCTGGAACCGGTACCATAACTACTGCCGGGAACAAAGTGTAATAGGGGTGGAAGCATGAACATAACGGTTAGGGACGGCGCAGTGTTGTTTGCCACTCATATCATCACCGCATTGGGAGACCATGTAGATGATCCGATATTGGACGCAAACAATCAGGTAATTTGCTACTCCAACCAGGAATATTTGAGCATGGTATCTGCCCTGGAGAGGCGTGGCATTAAGTTCAAATCTGAAGAGCTATCATTTCCTCAGGAATTCAAAGACAAAGTAAATGGACTGAAATATACCAGCCGCTCTGAGGCCATCAGCCACCTGCAAGGCGAAATAGATGTTCCTGAGCAGGAAGTAGTTGCATTTTTGCGCAAGGAGAAAGACTTACTAGAAAGTAAATTGAATGCCGTAATATCAGAAAAGGATGATCTTAAATCAAGGTTAGACAAAATTGAAAGCGACAAATCGATTTTGCAGGATCGATTAGGAGCACTTGAGCAGGATTTTGCCTTGCAGAAATCATTAATTAGCAAAGGGGGTTTATAAATTGGCCTATTGGACTACATTCAAAGACCCTGTTACTGGAGACCTTATGTCTGCCGAAATTAAGGACAAACAGGGCTATGTTGGCGGGAAACGAATAACCGATTATTATGCAGATCTTGGATATAAGCCGGTATGGAATCCTTCTGACAGCCCTGTAGAAGGCGGCGCTTACGGGACATATTCGTTTGTAAGGTCGGGAGGGGGGAGTTCTGGTTCCAGTTCAGGTTCAAAATCCAATAATAAGTCATCTAACAATGCAGAGAAACAGTATTATGTGCCAGGGCAACAATCCTTAGAAGATGCTATCTCCAAGTTAGCATACGAACCGCGAAGTTCCAAAGATATACAGCGTGAAGCTGCTACCAGGGCTAATCTGCAGATTGACCCGCAGTTAGCCGCATTAAAGGCGGCGCTTAATAAGGCTATTACCGATGCTGGCAGCCAAAAAGCCAGCGTATCTGCCAATTATGCCAATATGCAGCCAACCGCCACAAGGCTACTTGAAGAAGCCCAGGCAGCTGGGACCGAGAGCGCCATTGCCAGAGGAGGCGGCAGGGCGGGAGCGGTTGAATACGAAGTAGGAAAGATGAAAAGGCCCATAAACGAGGCCGTAATGCAGGCTGAAGCCAAGAAGTCCGCAGAATTATCAGCAATAGATCAAGCATTGGCAACGATTAACGATAATTATTCTTCCCAAACACAGGCATTAGAAGCCCAGAGAGGCCAACTAACTGCTGCAGAAATGGCAGCGCTTGAATCGGGAGACAGAACCATGGCGATAAATATTGCCAATCAGCGGGTAGCCGCCGAAATGGAACTGGCAAATCTACTTGCAAGTACTAATCAGGACAATAAGCGATTGGAGTTAACTCAAGCTGATATGTTCGGCCAGACATCTGGAGTTTCCGGCACAGTATCTCTTAGGGACTACCTAAGCAATAGTGGCTATGATGAACCCGGTTGGGATCCCGGTACGGGCAACGTAACCGTAAATGGTAAAACCTATACTCCTGAGCAGTTAAGCAAATATGGTTACATACAGAATGGACGTTGGCAGTTACCTGAAAGCATCATCAGATCGATGCTTCAATAGACGAAAGGTGGCTCTGAAATGGCCAATGCAAAGGATTTGCTCCCGAATGATATACCTATAGATATTATTCCAGACCGCTCCATAGGGGGCGCAGGATATGGGCAGGAATTAGTGGATCAGCAGCCAGCCGGGACTTTTAAATATGGTTCCGGTCCTTCTACTTATTTGTCGGTTGCGCCAGGTACAAAAACCTTGGCTAGCCAGCAATTTGACGAACAAAAGCGATCCAACGCTTTTGCTGAGACATTGGCGCAAAAGGAGTTTGACTCCAATGAAAAGTATAGGTGGGCCGCGCTGGCAAAAAGCGGGTCCGGCAGCGGAGGCTCAAAAGAACCAACCGTTACTGAAATGATCAACGCCATAAGGAACGGAGCTGTCCAATATGCTCAGGGGCTGACCAAAGGAACGCCGTTTAAAGAAACCCGCGGTCTATATAAGGGGCAAACCTTTATGTCCAGCGGCGAAACCCCTGAACAGGCTGCCAAACTAACAATCCAAATGCTACAGGGACAATTGGGGAACCTGCCCATATCCAGTTCCAACTATAACGATATTGTAAAAACAGTTTACGAATCACTAGGGCTAAAACCCCCAACCGCCAATGATTCAGCAACAGATGATCTGGCTGAATTACTGGCTCAATTAAGAGGTTAATGATTCGTTAGGAGGTCAACTCATGGCGAAAAGATACATCTGGGACTTTAACGCTCCTGCCGGCGGCAATCTCAAAACCTGGGACGAGTGGGAATCCGAGCAGGCGGAAAGAAGCCTGGATCTAATGAATGCCGTAAAGTCACCCGGGATAAAGACTTACAAGCCAGGGGAATTGGATTTATACGATTCGTCCATTACCCCAGAACATGTTGATAAGAACGCCCTGCTCGATGCGCTATCTACGTCGCAAAAGCCTTCGCTCGTTAAAAGGATAGAAGATTCTAAAGCATGGCGCACAGTCATAGGAAACCCTGAAGAGGGATACGGCGTCGGCGATATGGCTGAGGCTGTGATGATGGCAAACCCAGCAGTAACTGGAATGGCAGCTGGAAAGGGATTGCAAGGAGCGGGAACAGTCCTTAAGAAAGTGGGCGACCCGGCTCTTGATGCTTTAAAGACCGCTTTGTTTAAAACGCCCGCACCCGTCAAGAAGTTGGCCGGAGCTGGCGCTGCCATTACTGGTTACGAGACCATAAAGGGCGCCACTGACCCTGAATATGCAGATCGGAGGGAGACATTTCCATCACAATTCGGGGCGTCATTACGTGGCGGCGTAGGTGATGCCGTAAAACTGGCCGGCTCTGCGGCCGAATGGCAGGGCAAAGATAAATTGGCCGATACGCTGAAGCAGGCGGGAATTGACATATCAGAAGGTTTTGAGTCCAAGCAAGTCCCTTTTACCTGGAAATCATGGTTCGATCCCGATTGGTATGCAAATAATGTTGCGCGAACCATCCCAACTACGGCTGCATTGATTCCGGCCATGGTTATTGCCTATAAAGGAGGGGCCCAAGGTGCAGCCATGCGTGGTTTCGGAAAGTTTGGGCAGGCGGTTATCGGCTCTCTGGCTGGCGCTGCGGCTTCAAGGCCATTGGAAAGCGCTATGGAGGCGGGCGGAGCCTACGAAGATGCTCTTGCCCGGGGATTGAGCACAGAAGAAGCGGAAGCGGCTGCTCAGAAGGTATACGAAGCCAATCTCAGCCTGGCCGGCCTGGATGCAGCTCAGTTGGCCCTGGCATTTGCGCCGCAAGGCAAGTTGGCCGGCTTGGCGGGAAGAATCGGAAAGACCGGTGTTGCCGCCAGTAAGTTGGCCGGAGTGGCATTAACCGAAGCAGGCGAGGAAGGCTATCAACAGGCCGTGCAGCAATCTGCAACCGGGGCGGATCAGCGCGGGATACTGGCACAAATGCTTAACCCCAACACGGAAATGAAGGAATCTATGGCCATAGGCGGCCTATTCGGCGTTGGCATGGGTGGCGCGGGCGTGATCAATGACGTTTTTGCAAACCCCGCCGACTTGCCGGATAGAATTCAGAAAGATGTTGCCGCAAATCTTCCCCCGGAGCTTAAAACCCAGGTAGCGCAGAATATCGAAAACTTTATGGATCAGGGCATGGACGAGGCGGCCGCTACTGAAAAGGCGCTGGACGAATTGGCTGAAACTCCGGAAGGACAGGGGGTCATTGCCGCTTCTACCCAGGCTGTGGCCAACGACATACTGAACCAGGGTACAATAACTCCCCTGTCTGCCGAGGAGTTGCCGCAGTATATTGAGGGCCTGAAAGGTGCACGCGAACAGGCGATTAGTGATCAAGTAAAGTATTTAAAATCAGAGTCTGGCAAAGGCGTAACCAAGCGCATGCCCAAGGTAGATGACGAAGGATATACCATTGGATGGTTGGCTGGGCACAGCAATAATCCCCCGTGGTATCAAGCTTTGTATGCCCAGTTAGGCCGAAGCCCGAACCAAGGCGAATGGCGTACGTATGCAGAAAAAAGCCTTAGAGAGGGCTACGATGACATACCGCCAGACGCTGGCTTTCTTCGCATAGAAAATGAGTTGTCCAAGGGGATACGTTTGCCGGAAGAATGGCACAGCTTAGAGGAAATCAAAAGAGAGTTAATGACATATGCAGAAGATGACGCTGACATTATGTCCTTGCTGTCTCAGGTTGAACAAGAGCAGTTGGCTATTGAGGAAGCGTACAGGCCGCAATCGGATCCGCAGGCCGAGCAGGTGGCGCAGCCGCAGCAGGACATGGCAGAAGCCCCTGCCCCAAACATCGTTTACGACAGGTCAACCGGTGAACCGCTGCAGGTTGTCGGTCAACCCAATCCTGAGTTCTATGTTGTGCAAAATCAGGCCGGGAAACGGCGTCTTGCACAGATCGGGGACGTTACAATAGGGGTGCCTGCTGCTCAAGAGACCGGGCAAGCCCCTGCGGAAGAAACAAACGTGCCGCCGCAGGCCGCACAGGAGCTTACAGGGGAAGCTGTGCCCCAACCCCAGCCGCAAGCAGCAATTAAGGTGCAGCCCGAACAAACAGCAGCGGCCCAGAGCGAGACAGAAGCGGGCGTTAATGACACAACTTGGTATCACGGTACAGGCAAACAGGGACTTACACCAGAGGCCATTGACCCTTTGATTGGTAACCACGAAGCTCTGTTTGGGCATGGCGTGTATCTCACGGACAGTCCTAATGTTGCACAAGGATATGCCAAAGCTAGAAGCAAAAAATCTGGGGCACCTTCTGTATATGAAGTAAAAGTTAACGTGAATAGCACGTTAGACCTAGAAGGGGAAGTGGCTCCTGAATTTTCTGAGATAATGCTGAGCAATAGTGAGTTTGACCCAGGTGTACGACAGACGGTACAAGAAGCAATAAATGAAAAAGGCGCAACAAACGAGTCAGTAATGCAGGCATATCGCCATGCCTTAGAAGAATATTCAGCAGACAGTCAGATCCCTTCAAGCGAATTGGTCGAAAACTTCCAAGATATATTGATTGATTTAAAGAGGGCTGGATATGACGCTTTAACGCATGCTGGAGGCAAGCGCACAGGCGGCGCTCCGCATCGGGTTTTAATCATGCTAGACCCTAATGACATTGCTGGGACAGGAAGAAAAGATCAGATAACAGCGTTTTCGCAATTAAATAATGTGCCTGAAGAGAAGCCGGCAGCAGCGACCAGAGTGGTTGTGCTTGGAAAACCAGAAGCCTATAATGAAACAAAGGATGACATTAAATTCCTTCGTGGAGATGGTGACCAAACAGAAGGAGGGAAAAAGACCGATGTCGATACCGATAGAGGGCGGGATACGGATAGCCTTCACCCGCGAGAAGCTGGACGAACTATTCGCGGAGGACAGGCTGATGGAGCTGCCGAACGGAGAATATCGAATCTTACCGAAGCGCTCGAAAGAATCCCAGGCGAAGACTTCAGAACAGATGAACTCAGAGCAGTTGACGCAGGAGAATACGAAAAAGCCGACATAAAACAGGCCATAGAACTGGCTGAAACTTATGGGGCCGAAGTGTTTCTGTTCAGATGGGAGAAGTCTGGACCAAAATACTTTAGTGCTACATTAGTTGGAAATGTAATTTATATTGATGCTGATTCCAACACGTCAGCACAAAAAGCCGCAGCCCACGAACTCATGCATTATTTAAAACGCGCTAAGGCTAAAGTCTACGGAAAAACCATGATCAATGCTTCCAGATATATTACTGGAAAGGCATTCTCTGAATACAAGAAACCCTATCTTGAACGCAAATATAAAGAAAAGCACATTGTCGAAGAACTTATTTGCGATATCGGCGCTCAAGTGCTCCTGAAATCCACTGGGATGGAAGGAGCCTTTTTCACTCACGAAGAATGGAACAATCTTTTTGGTTCCGAAGAGAACGCCAGCAAGGCAGAAGAAGCCATAGGCAAGGTATTAGCAGAAGGCGCAGTTAAGGACACCACCCAAAAGAGCCCCCCGGAAGGGCAAGGGCCAAAACTAAAACGAGAAGGGCATCAGGGAAGAGAAGCAAGAAGCCCCTTCATTACGCCCGAGTATGCACAGCAGATTGGACGGGAAAAAGTAGAGTTTTCAAGGCGGGTTGACCAATGGCAAAACGGACAGTTAGGGTTCCGCGATGCTGTTTTAGTGGGGAGCACCCCGCGGGTAATGCTTGCGCTGAATAATGCGAAAACACCGGTAAAAGATTTACCTGTTATGATTAACCAGAGTAATTTGTCCAAGATTTTCTACGATCACAAATTAACTTTAAACGAGATAAAGGATTTACCCAGGCAAATACATGATCCGATATTGGTATTTGACTCAAAAACGGAGCCAGGTGCTTTTGTTATTGTAACAGAGTTGCAGAAGGGGCCGAATCCTGTAATTGTGGCTTTTCATGTTAATAAAGATGTAACTGGTTATCTTGTTAATGAAATACCCTCAGCATATGCAAAGGAACGGATGCAAAGTATTTATGATTGGGCATCTGAAGGCCTATTAAGGTATCAGAATACGGCCACAATTGAACAAAAGAATTGGCAGGCAAAAATTGAAATGAGCCTGCAAACTTGGCAGCAGTCCAGGCTCCGCTTGCCTGGGGCCAACCAAGATTCAGGCTCCGAGAAGAGTCCGGATCGGTTCGTGACCAAAGGGAGCAATATCCCAGAGGTGAGAGGAACCGGGGAATCCTCTGATTCTAGTATACTCACCGAAAAAGATATTGTCAAAGCGATTGAAACAGGACCGCCCGAAGGGCTAAAACCAAAACTCAAACGCGAAGCGCAGGGAGCAGCAGCTCCCATTTTTTATTCCCAATTACGGCGAGTTATCGAGCAGAAAATGCCCAATAGAACTGTCGCGGGCCATGTCCTGGCGATTATCAAGGGCGGGCAGGCCAAGCAGGAGGAAGTCAAGTGGAGCGGCATAGAGGATTGGCTGAATGAGCAAAAGGGCAAGGTTGAGAAGCAGGACGTCCTGGACTTCCTCAAGGCCAACGAGGTGCAGGTGGAGGAAGTAGATCCTTCTTCTCCCAAGTACCATCAATACCAACTCCCTGGTGGCGAGAACTACCGGGAAATGCTGTTTACGTTGCCGAGGAAAATAGGCGATAACGGTTATTATGTCGATGGTTATTCTTCTAGCCACTGGGACGAGGCCAACGTCCTAACCCATGTCCGATTCAATGACCGCACTGGTCCGAACGGGGAGAAGATTTTACATGTTGAGGAAGTGCAGAGCGATTGGCACCAAGAAGGGAGAAAGAAGGGATACGCGTCCGATGCCGAAGCCGTAAAGGCTAAAATTGCCAAGGAATACAATGTTCCGGCAGACACAGGCGATTGGTCTTTGAATGTATTGGAAAAGGCAGGCGTACCAAAGGACTTGCAAAGCCAATGGTATGATTCCACGATGCGAGGTAAAGTCCCCGATGCCCCCTTCAAAACCACCTGGCATGAATTCGTCCTGAAAAGGATGCTTCGGCATGGCGCTGAGAATGGATATGACCGGATCGCCTGGACAACTGGAGAGCAGCAGGCCGAAAGGTATGATTTAAGCAATCAGGTTGGATCTGTTACCTACAATGAAAAAACCGGACGCTTAAGGGCATATAAGCCGCCCGAAAATGAAAGGGCTTATAATGGCGGACTAGCTTTCGAAAAGGAAGGTGTTAAGAGAGAAGAACTGGCTGATTATATAGGCAAAGATCCTGCCATGAAGCTATTGAATTCCTCTGAAAACCAAAATGGCACAAAGACTATATCCGGCCTTGACCTCAAAATCGGCGGCGAAGGCATGAAGGGCTTCTACGATCGCATGATCCCCTCATTCCTCAACAAGTACGCCAAGAAGTGGGGGGCAAAAGTCCATGCAATCGAGATTGAGATGGATGGAAAAGAAACTGCCGTCCATTCCCTTCCCATCACCGATGCCATGCGGGAATCCGTTCTGTATCTGGGCCAGCCGATGTTTAAACGCGAAGGCATGACGCTGAAGGAACTGTCTGACGAACTGGGGCTTGCCCTTAAACCTGCCCGCGAGGCTATGCTGAAGCCATCTTTTCATGCGGCCAACATCCTGGCGAAAATCTTTACCGGCAAGGACATTGTTCTGTTCAGAGGCAAAGGCATCCAGGGAGCAACGATAGGGAATACCATATTCCTGAACGAAAAAGTCAAAAGTCCGGTGCTTTATGTGGTCAAACATGAGATTATTCATGCTCTGGGGAATACGGACCCTGAGTCTTATGCCCAACTCCTGAAGATTGCCAAAGAGCACTTTGACGGCAATCCGACCATGTTTAAGCACTATGAAGATTATGGCTATGCCGCCGATGAGGCGTGGGACGAGTTTACTTCCGATGTTGTCAGCGAGATTATGGAGTCTGATGGCTTTTGGGCGAAGGTGCGGGAGAAAGCACCGGAACTGGTCAGAACCATAATCGATATCATTGACAACATAATTGCTCAATACAAAAAGGCCGTGAGCAAAAAGGAAAGCATGCTCAAGCACATCCAGGACATGGAAGAATTCAAGGCAAAGGTAGCCGGAGTGACGGCGGAAGCCTTGGCGAGGCGGCAGCAGGGCACGGCTAAACCGGGGGCCGGCGGGGAGGTCGCGGCAAAGACGAGCCTGAAAAGGGAGAAGGAGGCCATCAATACCGCCAATGCCAAAACAGAGGCAGAGCGGTTAAATGATCAAAATATGCTGGAATTCTTCCAGAAGGTGATCGAGGAATACGGCATTAAGTCAACCCCCGAAGCATTATACCAGCAGGTTTTCAAAAAAGAGATGTCTGCGGAAGTTCGGCAAAGAATCATGAAAAACACTTTGCAGGACCGCTACGTGGGCTGGCGCAATGAAGATTCAAGGGCGGTGTCCGCGCAAAAGGATATGCAAGCCTTTGTCGGTGCACGCATTCTTAAAGCCAGGAGCGAAGGAAACAAGGACGGCACGTTGCCGCCTGTTGCTCGAAGGGATATAGTTAAGTTTTTAAGCGATAAGTTGGATATTCCTATAAGGGTCGGCAGATATCGTTCGAAGGGCGCTCTGGGTATCTTTAAGATACGCCCGGAGGTAATACGCACAAGATTGGCAGAGGACATAGAGGTCATATCCCACGAAATTGGGCATTATCTCGACAAAAGACTAGGTTTGCAAAGCCGGCATTATGACCAGGAAATGAAGGCGCTGGCCCATGGGCTTAAGGGGCCGACAAGAGAGGAGGGAGTAGCGCAATTTGTTAACTTTTGGCTGACTAATCCGAAAAAGGCCAAACAACTGGCACCCAGATATTACGAATCATTTCAGTCTAAGTTGGATGATAACCCTGAAATAGCGGAAGTCCTGGAGTCTGCGCAAAAGCAAATTAATACATGGCTCACGCAGCCCGCAATGGAAAGGGTGCTGGGGCAATTGTCCGTAGGCGAAGGAACTCTAAAGCGCCCCATGACATTTGACCGGATTTACACGGCTGTGGTTGACGAATTAAGGCCGCTGGAGAATGCCGTTAAATCCATAACACAGGGGCATTCGATAGACGATATGGTCAATCCATATCTTGCCGCTTGGGCGGCGAGGGGATGGAGGGGGAAGGCCGAGGCCGCGATCCACTATGGGCAGTTTGATAATAATCTTAAAAAGGCAGGCCCATCCCTAAATGAAATACTCAAGAAGGTTGATAAGCAGTTAGACGAATTCAGGGCATTCATAACTGCCAAAAGAACGCTGGAGTTGAACGAAAGAAACATTAGTAGCGGTATAACCGCAGAGGATGCCAACGATGTTATAAATGGTTTTGACGCCAAGACAACGAAGCTGTTCGAAGATACTTTTAAGGAGTTAATCGAGTTTCAGGATTACATCATGAACCAAGCTGTTGAATCGGGGCTGGTTTCTAAAGAGGCTCTTAAAACCATGCGTGAACTCAATAGGAATTATGTGCCCTTCTACAGACTGTTCGATGAAAGTATGCAACAGCAGGGTTTTGCGGGCAAAACATTTGCCAATCTGGCAAGCCCGATTAAAAGCATAAAGGGATCCCAGAGAACTATTATTGATCCCATTGAGAGCATTATTAAGAACACCTATACGCTGATCAATTTATCTGAGAGGCAGCATGTAGGACGATTACTTGCCAATCTTGCAGCGCGCTTTGAAGGGTCGGGAAAGGTTCTTGAAAAGATAGCCACCCCCATGATGCCAGTTAACTTCCCGCTAAAGCAACTGGAAAAGTTGCTTAATGCAGAGGGAGTGGACACGGACTCCATAGACCTGGAGCATATTGCAACTATTTTTAAGCCAAATTATTTTGCTCCACGGGGAAAGGAGAATATACTTATAATCTTTAATAACGGTAAACCTGAATTTTACCAGGTAGCGCCAGAATTATACCGGGCCATGTTGTTCCTGGACAAAGAAAGCAGCAATATCCTGGATAAACTACTTACCTATCCCACTTCCTTGTTAAGAGCAGGAGCGACCTTGACGCCTGAATTTATTGCCAGAAACCCTGTACGCGACCAGTTCTCTGCTTTCGTCAATTCTAAATATGGATTTGTGCCTGGAGTTGATCTTATCAGAGGATTGGCCCATGTTATCAAAAAAGATGAGTTGTACTGGCGATGGTATCAGAGCGGCGGCGCGCATGGGGCGTTCGTTTCGGTAGATAGGGATTATTTGCAAAAGGATATGCGCAAGCTGTTGAGACGTGAATTCAAGGAGAAACTGGCCGATACTTTAACGCACCCGATGGAGGTATTGAGGATGTTATCCGAATATACCGAAGAGGCGACGCGGGTAATGGAATTTGGCAAGGGGCTCAAAAAGGAAGGGGCCGACAGAGCGAAGATTGCGGCCATTGCGTCCAGGGATATAACGCTTGACTTTAGCAGGGCAGGGCATACTGGCAAGGCAATGAATCGATGGATAGCCTTCTTAAATGCCGGTATCCAAGGCGTGGACAAGATGGTCAGGCAGTTCGACCCAAGGGACCCCCAAAAAGCTGTCATGTCTACTCTAAAATCTGTAATAGCAATTACTCTGCCAACCATTATTTTGTTCGCTCTCAACAAAGATAATGAATACTACCAAGAGATTCCCAGGTGGGAAAAAGATGTGTTTTGGCTGATACCCTATAACGGCGGCAAAAACTTTATCAGAATTCCCAAACCATTTGAATTGGGCATAATATTCGGCACCATCCCCGAAAGGTTCATGGAATACATATATTCGCAAGACTCATCTGCATTTGATGAGATCGGGGAAACTGTTAAGAAATATGTGTTCTTAGACCTTGTGCCTGACAAAGATTATATGTTTGCGCCACCAGGCTTAATGCCCACAGCCTTATTGCCTATTATGGAATGTTGGGCCAATAAATCCAGTTTTACTGGCTACCAGATCATACCAAGCAGGGAGGAGGGATTAGAGCCTGGGTTACAGTATGGGCCGACCACTTCTGAGACTGCTAAAATCATTGGGGACGCTGCCGGAATATCCCCGAGAAAAATAGAGCAGATGATTTACGGTTATACGGCGGGAATGGGACGTAATGTGGTTACAGGGACAGACTGGTTGCTGGAAAAGATAGGCGTTCGCCAAAGAACGCCTAAGCCAGAAGGAGGCTTGGCGGATATTCCGCTGATTAAGGGATTCATATCAACTAATCCAAGAAGCGGACAGTCGATCACCATAGAAAGGTTTTATAAGGATTATAATGATGCGGAGGTATTATATAAGAGCCTGGACACAAGGATAAGTAATGGCGAAAACATAACGGCAGACTCTCTTTCTAAGCGCGAAATAGCATTGCTTCTGAGCAGGAAGACACTTCGAAAGATAGCAGGCGAGCTAAGCGATGTAAGAAAAGTGCAACGCCAGGTTCTGGGAGACAAGGGTATTACGAAAGAAAATAAGCAAGAATTGCTCCACCGGACGGATGTGATGCAAATCAATATTGTTAGGGGCTATTATGGTCAAGAGTTGTTGGAGCCTTAATTTTAGCTTTATGATTTTCGACAATGGCCTCTATCTTAACGTATACCCAGACGGAAAAAACCAGCAAAGGAAATGCCCACGTTATTGATAGCACGCCATAATATTGATATTGGTAATATATTTCACGAAAGGCACCAGTTAAGATTGCTATGATAAATAGCCATTCAAAGATTACCCGTATCACGTTTAGCAATGTTTTCATTTGCTAATCACCACCTTAGTATTTTTTTATCCAGTATATACCTTTTAGGCGGCATAGACCGCCTATTTGTGTTTCTGTCGTAAAAGGCACGATAAGGCCGCTCCACCCGGGGCGGCTTTTTATTTGGAAAGGAGCGTGGGAGATGGGAGACAAAGAGCAGTGGTACACACCCAAGGAACTATATGAGATGCAGGTAGGGTTAAGCAAAAAGATGGAGGCGCTGTCTGCCGAACTTGGGAAAACGCAAATCATGATCCGGGACTACAATGGCCTGCGGGAACGTCTCCAGGAGTGCGAGCAGCGCATCGACCTGGTTACTGGGCAGCGCGCGGGCGGCAAGGACATGTGGGGCTATATTGTTGGCGGGATAGGGTTGCTGTTTGCGATCCTGTCGCAGATAAAAGGATAAAAAGGAGGTAAATATGGACTTCAAATTTGGTGCGCTACAATCACCGCCCGACTATAGGGACTACCTATATCGGGCTATTTTTTCGGCTGAGAAGCTGCCGGCGAAGTTCAGCCGGCGCTCGGAGATGGGGCCTGTCAGGAATCAAGGGAAGTTTGGCAGCTGCGTGGGCTTTGCAGCAGCCGGAGTAAAGGATAACCAGGAGAGCCGGGACGAGGGCAAGCAGGTCGTCACCAGTCCGCTCTATCTTTACAAGCGCTGCAAGGAGCAGGATGGCATCCCAGAGCAGGAGGGCACTTATCCCAGGACTGTCATGGCCGTTCTGAAAAATCTCGGCGTGTGCCCGGAATCGGATTTTCCCTATGATAAGATGGCCTGGCCGACTATGCCTGCAATACCTACAGTTGCTGATACCCAAGCTGCCGGGTACAAGATCGGTGCATATGCCCGGATAACCATGATTGATGAAGTAAAACAGGCAATCGTCAAAGATGGGCCCGTACTGGGGGCCGTACTGGTTTGCGATAGTTTTGTTGACGCCAAAAACGGCATTATCCCCATGCCAGGCACTACAGATGACCCTGAGGACAGTATTCGCGGCGGACATGCCATTGCTGTTATTGGATATGACGACAACATGCGAGCCAATGGCCTTACCGGCTACTTCGAAATTCGAAACTCCTGGGGACCGGAGTGGGGTGACGGTGGCTATGGTTGGATTCCGTATTCATATTTCACTCGGGTAACGGCTAACTTCGGGCAACCGTACTGGATGGAATCTTGGAGCAGTGTTGACATCGTAACTCCCAACCCTGCGGCAAAAGAGGGCTATCTCTGGATAGGCAAGGACTACGCCCTGATTGATGGCAAAGAGGTCAAGCTGGACGTCGCGCCTTTCATTGACCCTGCACCTGGCCGGACTATGGTGCCGCTGCGTTTCCTCGTAGAGCATTTCGGCTACAACGTGGAATGGTCCGAAAGCCTGCAGCAGATTCATTTTTGGAAGTAGGTGGCGCAGGTGAAAACCTACATAGTCATTCACCATAGCGCAACGCAGGACAACAGAGTGTTCCGTGACTTTGACGCAATTCTGCGAGAGCATCTAGCCCGCGGTTATAGGGACATCGGCTATCAATGGGTGATAGAACTGGTTGGCGGGCAGCTGGTTCTTATTCCTGGCCGAAACGAGAACGACGTCGCCGCAGGGTGCCCAGGGCGGAACGTGGACGGCATCCATATCTGTTGCATCGGAAATTTCCAGGAGGAAGTTCCGACCGAGGAACTTTACCGATTCCTGGCCAGGCTGTGCCGTGACATCATGACCAGGCATCCGATATGGGAAATCGGCGGTCACAGGGACTATGGCGCTACGCTGTGCCCTGGGCAGTACTTCGATATGGCGCACCTGCGGGAACTGGTGAAAGGAGATGATGACCTGTTGGAGGACGTAAAAGTCACGGTCAAAGGCAAGGAAATTGCCGGGAAGCTGATCAACGGTAAAACCTATGTGCCGGTGCGGGAGCTGGTGGAAGCCCTAAGCTATGCAGTTGTTTGGAACGATGCCGACAAATCGGTAACGGTTAAATAAGGAGGTATGCAAAGCATGGAGAACATGTTATATGAGTTGTTAAGCCTTTTGGTGACCCTGGCCATGGCTGGAGTGGTGGAGTTGCTCAGGCGCAAAATCGGGGCCGAGCGACTGAATAAGATTGCGTGGGAATTGGAACAAAAGAAGGAATTAGCCCGCCTCGCGGTGCTGTTTATTGAACAGGCGTACAAAGATTTGCACGGCGAAGAGAAGTATAACGAAGCTGCCAAATGGCTGTCAGAGAGAGCGAGAGAAATCGGCATCAAGATAAGTCCTGACGAAGTAAAAGGCTTGATAGAATCAGCAATAAAACAGTTCAAGGAAGAATGGGGCAAACCAATAACTGCATAGAAAAAGAGGAGCCGGGGCTTAGGCCCCGGCTTTTTTGGTTTATATCATCATACCCTTTTCCGCCAACCGGTAATGTAAGTATTCTTTCCCTCTGCCATTCTCACCGTCCGCCAAAGTGTCCCGGTCCACCCCTATCAATTCTGCCATCGCCTGCTGGCTCAGTCCCTTGCGCTTTCGCCAATATTTAATCCTTTCGCCAAAGGAAGCATCTTTCGGTAAAGGTCCAAGTATATACTCCATGGTGGTGTCCAGAACATCTGCCAATTTCTTTAGCTTGTCCATCTGCTTCGGCTCCCGCTTCCCAGACTCCCAGTTGCTCACTGTATGCGGAAAGACTCCAGCACTTTCAGCAGCTTCCTTAATTTGAAGGCCTTTGAGACACCTGGCCTTTCGCAACCGCTGCCCCATGGTGTCTTCTGGCAATTCCGGCCTGGTTTCTTCTATATTAATAACCGTATTAAATGTGTTTTCTTGCACTTTCGTAATGAGTGGGCACCCATGCATTACAGAAGTACTATGATTTTCATTTACGGTGGGTAATTTATCAGGCGTGAATTCCGGCAGGAAATAAAGGGAGATCTTGATGCTGCCTTCAGTATACACTATTTCTTTTATAATGCCGCGCAGGAAGTTCCTCTTTTCTTCAAACTCCATTTCGTCAAACACTTCGTTGAAACGCAGCAGGTTTCCGAAGACCATCTCCATATCAATCTTTTGCCAATCCTGATTCTCAAGCTTCGATGCTACCTCCTCAATTTCATGTAAAACTGGCCGCTTCTCTTTTTCGATCTCCCAGATCCTTTCCTCGATTAGTTCGGCCGGCATCGTCTTTCTTCCCAAGGCTATTACCAGTTCCTTTTGTTCGGTTGTGAGGGCATCCAGCCTTTCTCTGAGGCGCCTTTCTTCCTCTCGGTGTGGTTCCGTATTATCAACCATGTTTTTGGCTGCCTGGCGGGCTATGTCTTCGAGGAATACCTTGTTGCCGCAAATACTTTTGATGGCGTCTATTACTGCCTGCTCTAACTCTGCGCCCTTTACCGTCTGGCCGGAACATACGCATGCACCCTGATGCTCTTTCGACCGGCATTTGTAATACTGCCATTTGCCGTTGTGGTCTGAGTAAATCATAGATTTACCGCATTTGCCGCATTTAATGAGTGAGGCCAGAAGGCCCCTCCGTCCAGTGCCAGCCCGGGCAGGCCTGAATGTTGTGTCTGCGATCTTTTTCTGGGCTTTGACATACAGTTCCCCTGGGATAATGCCCGGGTGTCCGCCGACAGCAAGAACCCACTCGCTTTGATCTTTTAGTCTGGTTGTTTTCTTATGTGGCTTTCTTCGGTTGTACCACATCAGTCCGCGCACTCCGTCAAAGTCGGACTGTTTGGAAGCCATCTCTATGCCCAATGTAGAAAAATACTCATAAGCCGCTTGGTCGGCTGTGCAGTATAAAGGATTTTTCATGACCCTCTGCATCTGATTAGGGTTCCAGGCTTTACCGGACTTAGTGGGGATGCCGAGAGCATTGGCTTTTTTGGTATTGGAAAGGTAAGATCCCTGGGGTTCGAGATACCATTCGTAGAATTTACGGACATAATCAATTTCGGTTGCATCCGGCTCCAGAACCGATACGGTTTTTTCATTTCCATTCACCATAAAACGGGTTTTCAGGGTTCTGAAGCCAAAGGGCACTGGGCCACCGTTCCAAATACCCAACCGAAAGCGGTCCAACATGTTGTCTCGTACACGGTCTGCGGTGGTCTCACGCTCCAGTTGGGCCAATATGGCGACGATGCCCAGCGAGGCCCGCCCCATAGGCGTTGTTGTATCGAAGTTCTCGGTAAGGGAGCGGAACCCCACTTCTCTTTCATTAAACTCGTCCATGAGGCCGAAGAAATCTCTAATATTTCTGGAAATACGATCAAGCTTATAGACCACCACAAAATTGATCTTACCGGCTGTTATGTCTTTCATCATTTGCCGGAAGCCAGGGCGATCTGTGTCTCTGCCTGAATAACCTTTATCAATGTCATATACGACATATTCCCATCCCTGGCTGATGCAGAAGGCTTTGCTGCGCTCGACCTGCATGTCGATGGAGCAGCTGTCCTCTTTGTAGAATGACTGGCGGCAGTAAATAGCGGCAGTAGGCATTGTAAATCCTCCTTGTGGTTATTGACATAATTTGTAAAACAGTACATAATGTCACCACATTATGGAATATGAAGGGACTGATTAGTAATGACTAAATCCACTGGCATGAGCAGGCAAATTGATGAACTCGGTTACATCGAGATACCAATAGAACTGAGAAGAACCCTGGGGCTCAATGAGAAAGACTCCCTGGAGGTCATTCTGGCCTCCTCTCAGATCATACTTCGCAAATACGAGCCATCGTGTGTCTTCTGCGGCAGTCCGGACGAAGTGGCCAATTACAAAGGGAAACACCTGTGCAAAGCCTGCCTCTTAGAACTCAAACACTTGGTATAGCTTTATACATAATGTGGATATGTCTATATAGTACCAGAAAGGATAAGTGAAGGGGAACACGTGTTCTAACAAAAAAACCCCGGGAAAAGCCGAGGTTGTTGAATATAAAATTAATTAATAATGGACACAATTATTGTTACGCCCGCTATTATGATTGCTGCTATAATCCCTAGCCCCCATTTTACGGTATTGTCAATCTTGTCTATCTTGCTATTACTGGCAATATACTCGTTATGCCGTTGATTATCGCGGTCCCTTAATTCTTCAAGAGTTTTCGTCCACATATCCCGCTGATGTTGTTCAGATACATCAATCATTTTTGCAATACGTTCCTCGGAAGCACGAGTGTTTTGCTTTATTTCGGTCATTTCTCGATCCAGTTTATCTATGTATTTTTCCCATCCGGTATCCATTACGCCACCTCCGGTGTCTACTTCTTTATTTTCACCAAGCTTATGATCAGGTATACTATCGGTGCTTATGACAATTGTAGTAACTCGATCATTTGACTTGTTGTTCGGTAGGGGCAATATATTCTCGCTAAATTGGTATTTTCTTGGATTCCACGATTCATATTTTGGAGAACTGTGCAGTTGTATTATATTGTCCTTATCCATATTTCCTCACTCCAATTATATGCAAAACCATATTATTCTGCCAACCATTAGCGGTTTTGATCCCCTTGGGTTATAGCATGTAATTTTTCGCCTATCATGGTTAACGATTCGGCTAAAGTATTCGCTATTTGCTCACTTATCGGAATATTAAAATACTGACCAGAATATGTTTTAAAGTGTAATTGAATTTCTGGGTTCTTGTTTTTGTTTTCTTCTATACTGACACCAAAATAACTTAAGGATGAAAGATTCTCATGATATAAGATTGCCGCATTGACATATTCTCCGAGCATATATAGGCTATTGTCCATATATTGAATTATTTCATTGTCCATTGCTGGAAGATTATTTGGTTTTCCATATTCTAGATAACTAAAATAGAAGTCTGATGCATCATTGCCTATGAGACTTGGGACCTTAACCTTTTTTAGATAAAAATAGTTGTCAGGCCATGCTTGCGAGTTAATATACATTTTAAATGTTTCCAACAAAGTCGTTCCTAAAGTGGGGTTTCCTTTGAAAACATCTTGGAACGACGAAATGATTTTATTGAGCCATTTTAATTCTTCATCTTGCATATTAGGCTTCCTTCCCAGTTTATTTCCATCTATTTGCCCGCCCCCCATCCTCTTCCTTGCGCCATCGCTCGGCTGAGAATTAGGAAGCCCTTGACATATTAACTGAATAAGATCGCCCATCCGTAGCAACCACGATATGACCGTTTAAGTCTGTACGATAAACCGCCGCCCCAGCAGCCTGCAATCTGGATAAGGCTTCGGTGGTTGGGTGACCGTAACTGTTGCCATCGCCAACGCTGATAACTGCCACCCGGGGGTTTACCTGGGACAAGAAATTCGCGCTGCTGGAACTGTTGCTACCGTGATGTCCTACTTTTAATACCTCTGCGGTTATGTCTCCTTGTATTGCCGACTCAACGGGAGTTTCCGCATCGCCCATGAACATGAATTCAATCTCTCCTGTATCCAGACGACAAACCACGGAATAATCGTTGATGTCGCTCCATATTTCATTGCCAGTAATGATTTGCAGAGTCACATTGCCGAAGGTAAGCAACTGCCTATTGTCTGGCTCGTAAACGGCGCCTTCTGCTTGGGCTTTTTCCAAATAGGTCCTATAAATGCTCGACGTATATTCCTTCCCGCTATCTATAATCCTCTCAACCACAAACGCATCCAGTACGACGGGCAGGCCACCAATATGGTCTTCATGGGGGTGCGTGGCGATCATCAATTCAATATCATCAACGCCCTGTGCGACGAGGTAATTTACGACAATGGATCCATCAGCCACATTGCCCCCATCGATCAGGATATCATTGCGATCTGGCAACTGTATGTAAATCGAATCGGCCTGGCCGACATCAATGAAATGCACCTTTGTCAACTGGCCGTCGGTATATACTACGGGGGCCGCTTCTGATGACGGGGAGTTGCCGCCGTTTATCCAAATCCCGATCACGAATAGCACAAGGACAATGCCGACCGTCAGTAGCCATTTGTTCCTTCTATTTATTGAACGACTCATTTATGTACTCCTACTGTGGTGGACCGCAAACGCTGCATGGGCCATAACTCCGCTTTGCGGCTGAAAGGCTCATGGGTATTTTGCTCTTGGATAAATATCTGCACCCGTCACGATGATACTTTGCGCCCGTTTTGGTCACATAGACGGTTATCTCCTGCTTGTTGGTCTGAGCAGGCGGGGTAGCTGCAACCGCTTTTGCCGGTTCAGATGGTTGCTGTACTGATGCTGGAGCCGAGGCCGGGCTTGTTGTTGCCGGTGCATTTGTTTGTGCGGCCGGTTCAGAAGGCGGCGCAGTGGTTGGCGTAGTTGCTGGCTGTTGGACTGTCGGCGTGCTCTGTGGGGTCGATGTTGCCTTGTTGTCGTTGCTGCTGCACCCGGCCAGGGCGGTAAACACGAACATGAACAAAACGACCAGGGAAACTGCTAACCTTCTCCTCTTCATAGAAATCCCCCTTTTCTCTATCTCCAATAATTATGCGTCATGCGCATCCTCTGCCTTCTTTCGCTTGATAACGAACGAAAGCAAAAAACAGGCAACATAAAATACCACGCCAAGTGGGAGAGCGTATATCCCCACAACGTTAATCCAGTCAAGCTCGGCGGTTGGGCCAATCCCCTTAAAGGCGTCGATAGATAGGAGCAGCCAATAAATTATGAACAAAGCAACGGGATATATTCGGAAATAAGACGCAATGCGCTTTAAACCCATTTGAATCAAATAAACACCAACCAAAAAGCACAAAGCCAAAGGCAATTCCCGCGCCATATTGTTTGCAATGAAGTCAGCCACCACGGTCCCTCCTAAACGGGTTATTTATTGTCGCGTTTCCTGAAGCATCTCTCTAAATATCTTGAATTCTTCCAAATCATCTTTTGAGAATTCTTCACCAGACTTTTCATAAACAGATAAATATAGCTTCAGATCGTCCTTCAATTGTTTAGTCTGCGATTCCAATATCAATCTCTGCGTCATAGACGAAAATTCTAAGAGTCCTGGTTCTCTCTCAGTAAATTCATGCGAGAATTTTCCGAAGTATGATAACGCCCAAAAAGAAATCCCAATCAAACTCATTGTCGACAACAATAATATGGTGGGATGTATTAAAAGACCTGATGTAAGATGTACGAACCCTGCCGGAATCATAACAAAAGTATTAACAAAGAGGATTAGCCCAGAAGCTATCCATAGGTGTTTTTTCACTTTTTTACCGTCTTGTTTCACCCACATGTCCCTCCAACCTGAACCTCATCATTTCTTCCGTGACATCAAATATCTCCGCGAGCCCCCACAGCGTATCATTGCCGGCCCGTAACGCTTTATGCAACCTTTTTTTCGGAATCAGATACTCAGCTGCCCAGCGAAGGGCGCGGTATTCAGCCCGAGATACGGCCAACCGGTCGCGATAATTGAAATATGTGCGACAAAGACAGTCGCCAGCCGTTGTGAAATGATGCCCTAGTTCTTCGGCCATTACGCAACGTAAAAGCCGATGATTATATTCTAATGACTTGTCCAACCAGATCACAGGCGGGATGCCCTGGGGAGCCCAGTATAATCCCCGTACTGGTGGAATAAACTCCTGCCATTCTATTTCAATGTTCTCGCGTTCGGCTATCATGTACATTTCCATCATAGTGATCACCTTTATGTTGCAAACAGTCGCAAAATGTCGAAGGCCACATAAAGCAAGAAACCTGCTTTCGCAGGTTAATCTTTTTTAAATCTTTTTAAGCGTTTCAGTTTAAGCTCTTCAATTTGGTTCAGGGACTCTTGGGGCAAGTCATCCATTGGATTGGGATTGCCGCTGGCGGCAAGTGGATCGTATTTATTAGAACCCTCAGCCGCATTAGTTGCGAGGCCCTTATCCTTGATCACGCCGGAATCGGTCATAGATTTTATAAACCCATTAAGCATTTCCACTTGGGAAGGAGTGAGGTTTTTGGCAGAGACAAGTAGTTCCTTAACGTAAGGTAGTAGTTCAGGGTTGTCTTTAAGCATTTGATTTATTTCAGCAATCGCATTTTCAGCGATTTTTGTATGTAAGAAGGCAGCTAAGTCAGAACCCTTTGTGGATGTTTTTTGTAGAATAGACTCATTATGCTTATTAATTTTATCGAGAGTGGCCTCATTAACCCTTCTATATGCCTCAACTTCCTTAAGCTCGTCAGGATCATAAAGCAATTCATCGGTCGAAACGCCGAAATGATTGGCAATCTTTTTTAACATCTCGTAATCTGGCGAACTATACCCAGTCTCATAATTGGAAACAGTGGTTTTGCCTACCCCAATTACTTTTCCGAGTTCTTCTTGGGTAACATTGTTAATTTTTCTCAAACTAGCTAAGCGTTTGCCGAAATCCATAAATTGCCTCCTGTTTGATGTTAATTATAAACAAAATCCAATGAAATTGAACTACTGTCCAAGAAATTCAAACATGACGGTTGACAGTCCAAGATGCTTGGAGTATAGTATATTCAAGAACCTTGGACATGGAGGTGATAACATGCCAAAACATGACTATGTAAAAACAGAAGTTTTAAAGACGGAGCGAGAAAAGCAAGGTTTTACCTATGAGGAGATGGCAGCGAGGATGGGGTACAGAAGCAAAAGCACCTATATGTATATCGAGAACGGTAGCACTGTTCCAACCTTGCCTGTAATGCTCAAAATAGCCCATATTCTCGATAAGCCAATCGAATATTTTTTTAAGATGGATGTCCAAGATATTCAAACCAAGCAGATCGGGAATGAAGGGGATTGCGCAACAGACACTAATGCTCCAACCGGGACCGAGGGCTAACTCCCCAACAGGAAGGAGGTAAAACGATGGACCACATTATCCCAATTGAAACCAAGTTGGTTGACTTCAACGGCGCAGAGATCATGGCAGTGAAATGTAACGATGGCAAGATTTATGCCGGAGTGCGCTGGGTGTGCAACGGCATAGGCTTTGACGAAAATCAATGCAGAGTTCAAATCCGTAAAACGCAGGAGGATTTGGTGGTATCTAAAGGGGTGACAAAAATATCCCTCCCCACGAATGGCGGCGTTCAGGAAATACTTTGCATTGAGTTGGACTACCTTCCTCTGTGGTTGGCCAAGATCAACGCCGGCATCATTGACGATTTGCGCGTTCGGAATGCTGTCATCCAGTACCAGTTAAAGGCCAAAGACATTTTGGCCGCAGCATTTATCTCCACCAGCCTCGAAGACCTCATAATCATGCAGGCTCAATCTGTCAAAGAATTAAAAGCCCATGTGCGGCAGGTTGAGGCAAAAGCGATTGAGGCATCCACTCAAGCCGAATCAGCCGCACAACAAGTAACCGAGATAAAAGACATCATCATACAGACCGACCGCGACTGGCGCAGGTGGATAAACAAGCAGTTGCAGCGAATCGGCTTCAAGCTTGGTGACTACCAGGGTATAAAACATGAAAGCTACGACTTGTTGGAACAGCGCGGCCATTGCAAGCTTGACCGGCGTTTAGAAAACCTTAAAGCCCGACTGCGGGATACTGGCACCACTAGAACCCAGGTAGCAAACGCCAACTATCTTGATGTAATTGAAGCCGAGCCCCGGCTCAAGGAAATTTATACATCAATAGTCAGGGAGATGGCAATTAAGTATGTTGCCTGACCAGGGCCAAACCGCACGGGAGGGAGGTGAACCATAGACATGTCAATAGTTTTATCAGGAGTCCAGATTCGACTGATTTCGGGAGGTGAGATATTATGCGCGAGCGAACCTGGCTGATCATGCTAAGAGGCGATAAATCGCAGATTGAGGTGGCAGAATCAGCAGGCATTAGTCAGAACTTTTACAGTTGGATAGAGCTTGGCAAAAGGACTCCGCGTCCAGATGTGGCAAAAAAAATAGCCGATGTATTGGGATTCGATTGGACTAAGTTTTATGAAGATGAAGATCTACAGTCAACCGGCAGTTGAGGAGGACACCATGAGCAATCTGGTCAGCAGCAACGACATCTACGGCGTAACTGAAAAGAATAGCGTCCCGGTCGTAAGCAGCCGCAAGGTTGCTGAGGTTTTCAATAAACGCCATGACAATGTTTTGGCCGACATCAAAACCATTTCTGACGACTTGTTAAAATCTGGTCAGGTTGAATTTTGGCTCCTGAACTTTCAGGAGTCAACTTACAAGATGCGAGGGAAAAGATATCTTGAGTATCTCATGACAAAAGATGGTTTTACATTTCTGGTCATGGGTTACAGAGGCAAAAAGGCTTCCGCTTTCAAGGTAGCCTACATCAACCGGTTCAACCAGATGGAGGATTTCATCAAGAGCCTCCACCAGGCCAAGATGGAATTCCCGGCCTTCACCGCTGCAATCATGATGTCTCATGAGGAACCAAAGCACTACCACTTCAGCAATGAGATCAACATGATTAACCGCATTGTTTTAGGCATGGATGCGACGCAGTTTAAAAAGGCCAATGGCATTGAAAGCAAGGTTGCCTCCATAAGGCCCTATCTGAGTCTGGAACAGATCAAAGGAATTGAAATGCTGCAAAGGGTGGACATTGGTCTTCAGGTATCGGTCCCGGATTTTCAGGAGCGCAAGAGACTACTGACTGAGTATTACCGGAAGTCCCGCTCCCCGAGACTTGTTTCGGCAACCGGTACGGAGGGGAGGTGAGCGCATTGGCCAAACGCGAGTCGAACATGAGCAGTCCCAAGAGCGTGGAGATTGTTGTTATTCCTGACGCTGAAAAAGTGGCTGAGGCTGTTAAGCGGGCCGCGCCAGGGTATAGGCGGGCGTTGCTAAAAAAACTGAAAGGCAATAA